ATAATGTCCCTGATTAGCCCATTTGCTAAAATCTAATCCATTTGGTGTATCTCCTACGACCAAACAATACCTCAAACATCTACCTAAGCTAACATCAATAGGTAAGAACTCAAATCCACTTGCCTGTTCCCCTGCTTCCAGCTGCACGCCTGTGATGTACCAATCGTTAGATGTGCTATCGGCTATATTAACTTGGCCCACGGCTATATTTGCATTTGTTCTTGCACCCCAAGTTGTTGCTAAAGTTCCTGATGTAAAATCTGTTCCAGCACCTAACCAAAAATTTAATTTTAAACTGCTACCATTATCATTTGCTAAAACACCAGTTGTATCTCCAGGAAAAGTAACTGTTTTAAATTCCCAAGTATTAGATACACTTACAGTGTAAGATTTAGATATACTTCTAACATTATCTTCATCAACAAGTTCACAAATAAATGTTCCAGTTTTTGTAGATTTAACCCAGAATGATGCAGTTAAAGGTAATGCATTAGCAGTTCCTTTTTTTAAATATTGTAAATTTTGTCCCTCAAATTTTTGAGCTAAAATCATATAATCACTAGCAGATGGAGTTGCATCAGCAGTAGTACAATCTAATTTTAAAGAATTTGCAAAACCTTGTCCCGTTGGAGTATCTGTTGATTGTGATTGTGTCCAAGTTCCAAGTGAATTAATTTGAAATATGAATCTATCAACTGTATAATAACCATCAGTAGTTATAGAAGCTACACTTGTACTTCTTTGTGCAATTTGCATATCACCATTGATGACGATATTTCTAAAGTCAACTGGATTCGAGATTCCGGCGAAAGGTACTTGGCTAATGGGCATTAGTTATTCTCCTTTGGATATTTAGCTTTTATACTATTAACTTTTGTCTGCCAAGCTTCTATTCCATTTTCAGTTATATATTCTATTTGTTCTGCAATAGAACCATATTCTTTAATTCTGTTTTGTACTTGTGCCTGATTGCTTTCAATAATTTTAGCTTGTGTTTCAAAGGCATCTAGTTGTGCGATTGTTGGTTTAGCAATATCTAAATTCCATTCTTTAATATATACACCATTACCATCATCTTGAAGTCTAACTTCATTTCTGAAATCTACTTCTTTGTTTGCGTATAGTTTTATTTTAGTTGATAAGTTTGTCATATTATACTCCTATTAATCTGTAGCCTTCAAAAAAACTAACTACTCCACTTGCACTAAATACTACCTCTAAAGAACCTGTAAAAGCATAAAACTGAATTGTAATTTCATCTGTTGTACCATTTGCTTCTACTATTCCACATATTTTAATAGAAAAAGGATTACCATCTGCTCCTTGTTGTCTAAATGCTTTTACAACAGTTCCATTTTTTACAATATAAAATTCAAATCTTGTACTATTTGAACCACCATTTAATAAAATAGAAGCATTAATAAAATATTTACCAGATACATTTGGTATGAATTTATATGTAGAAGTATTAAAACAACTATCAGTGTCAAATAATTCAGCATTATATTGTATTGTAGTATCAGCATTATTAGGTATTGATTGATTTGAAGTAGCTCTATATGCACTAAAAGCTGGAGTATTTCCAAAATCAGCAAATGTTATTTTTCTTAAAGCTGTTGCTGATGTGTCGTAGCATAATAATACATCATCTGTTGCAGGAACTGTAACTGCAGTTTGTCCAGTGATAACACTTGGAGATAACATAGTATTTGTAATAGAAGAAGCAGGAGGCGTAACTGTTTGCACAGCTCTACCAATAAATACTGCATACATTGTATCCGTTGCTAAAGTTGCTGATGTTAATGTTAAAGTAGTTCCAGTTGCTGAATATGCAAACGATGCACCTGGTCTTTGAGCAACACTATTTATATAGAGTGCAATATCATTCTCATTTGAAACTGAATAATCTAAAGTGTAAACTGTTGTTCCAGCTGTAACGGTAAAATTTTGTACGGCGAAACTTATGTAATCTAATGCAGGAGTGTTTCCAATATATGGCATATAGATTATCCTATGAGCTTATATCATCTACTGTCGAAACCCAAACGTCTAAAGATGCTGCAGTATCTGATACTATTTTTAAAGCATCACCACTTTGCATTACAAATTTTGCACCACCATCTAAAACTTGAAGAGCGGATCCTGGGACGATAGGAGCACTTTTAACTAAATAAATATCGTTTGTTCCATCATTGATGTAAACATCTGCATTAACAGTTGTAGATAAAATGTTTGAAAGAGAAATACCAATTACCGTATCATAACTGTTCGCTGTGAAAGATGTAACGGGTGATGTTCCCACATTGTTATTTGTAAATCTTCTAAAATTTTGTGCCATTATACTTCCTTATATTATAACGCTATCGCCATTGCAATAGAAAAACCAGCAGTTGCCACACTGGTAAATCCTAAATTAGCTGAACCGTCTGTAGTTATAGCTTGTCCACTTGTACCATCAGTTGCTGGTAAAGTAAATAAGCTTATTGTTTTTAATAAAGAGTTAACATTTACTATATTTGTTCCATCTGAATAAACAAGTAATGCTCCTTTATTTGTTGTTGAAAATGTAGGTCCTGTGCCTGAAACTGTTTTAAATTGAACAGTAAAAGCACCTGTAGTTCCATTATAAATGGTGTAAACTTTTTCAATACCATCTGGAATTGTTACAACTTGGTTTCCTGTAATTGTACCTGTAAATTTTATAACAGCATTTCTTGCATTAGAAAGAGCAGCATCGGTCATTACAAGAGCGGTTGTTTGAGCTCCACCTGCAATCGATACTTCTTGATAACCCGCAACAGCTTGTTGTAGTAAATTTAAATTTGTATTTGTTTTAGTTCCCCAGGTACCGGCATTTTCGCCTGTGACCATAAGTTCTAGTTTTAAATCTGTAGAATAAGTAGATGCCATATTTAAGTCCTTGTCGTTTTTAAATTATTTATGCGGCAGTGTCAATCTCTGTCCAATTTACAGAGGTTCCTGTATTCACACCTGAATAAGCCACTGTATCACCAGTATCAACTTCTGTCCATATACTAAATTTAACATTTCCAAGAGTAGCTGTTAATGCCTGACCTGTAACCCTTGCAATAGCATCAATTTGAACACTTGGAATACCTAAATTAATGTTTAATTCTTGACCTGTAACATTAACAACTACGCCAACTACTATATTTACACTACCTATTGCGCTAGTTAATTGTTGACCTACTAATGCAACATCTGGGCTTGGGTCTACTTGTCCTAATACAGAAGTTAATTGTTGACCTGTTAAATTTATATTAGCATCTCCAATAGCCGTTACTGAATTTAAAGATGTAATTAAATTTTGACCGGTAACTGGGACATCAGTAATAATTGTAACTGTTACTGAATTTAAAGCTGTAGTTAAATTTTGACCTGTTAAATTTACACTAGCATTTGCTAAAGGAGTAACTGAATTTAAAGCTGTAGTTAAATTTTGACCTGTTAAATTTACATTAGCATTTGCTAAAGGAGTAACTGAATTTAAAACTGTAGTTAAATTTTGACCGGTTAATGAAACATTTGCCGTTCCTAAAGCTGTAACAGAATTTAAAGCAGTTGTTAAACTTTGACCTGTTAATGAAACATTAGCATCTGCTAATACATTTACACTATTTATATTTGTAATTAATGGATTTTCAAATACAGGAACTTGAACAGATCCACCTGCAGAAACTCCAACATTACTTTCAAGAGCATGGATTAATTCTTCACCAACTAACGTTACAATTATATTAGATGTTACTGCTACAGTGACACTATTTAAAGAAGATGTAAGTTGTTCACCTGTGACTTCAATTGGAATATTTGAACCCCAGGCTCCTTCTCCCCAGGTTCCTCTACCCCAACCGTCAACTATAGCCATGGGCTAAACTCCTGTTAAGAAATTCTAATTATAGCTGATGTAGATGTGAAAGCTGGAAATTGAATTGTAAATGTTCCGTCTGTAGCTGTTTTATCAGTTACAAAGTTTAATACTGCAACTGCCGCATTTGAAAAAGAAGTATTATAAATTAATGCTCCTCTTGCAGTTATTGTTACACCTGTAAATGATAGGTCAGCAAAATCTGTAAAAGCAACTGTAGATACAACTGATGTTCCAGAATTTACTAATGCTTTACCTCCAGCAACATAGTCTCCTGATGCAGCAACTTCACCTGTTGAAGTGTATGCAGTTGTTGAAGCACCTAGTGTTGCAGTTGATACATAAAGAGCTAATTTAAAAACATCTCCACCTGCCGATGAAAAATCTTGATCACCATCCAATAGTTGTTTTTTAAAACTATTTGGTAACGCTTGTGTAATAGCCATACTTTTTTTCTCCTATTGTGGTTTTCGAACTATACGAGGCTCTCCATCAAGAAACTCATCTGTTCGTCTTCTTCCCATTTGTTCTAATGAGAATCCTTCGATAGCTTGCTTATACCTATTTTCATAATATTGCAACATATCTGCAGGACCTTTTAAAAATCCATATGCCTCAACTAGGCAAGCATATAATAAGCCATTGGGAAATTGTTGACTTAAATATGTAGTCGTATTTGTAGACGATAATCCAGTTGGTTTCAAGATATAATTTAATTGAATTGTATAAGCCTGATCTGGAATAGGTGCAAATTGTATAGTATTTTCGTTCCAATTTGCATAATATTTAGGAACTCCTGTAACTCCCGTTGAATTATATTCATCAATAAAACTCATATCTCTAACATCTAAAAAAGATCTAGTTCCTGCATTTATAACTTCTGCAGATCTAATTACTAAAAGATTAGCTGGTGTATTTAAATATTTTTGGCTTACTACAAAAGTAGAGGTATCATATTTTCTATTATTATCAGAATCTACATCTCTTAAAATTCTAAATTCTGCATCTTGAATGAATCCATTTATAATAGTTGAAGTTAATACATTGGAATCTACTTCTGTATAATCTCTAATTTTAGTTACTAATTCTGAATATGTCATATTAAGCCTGTAAAGTTACTGGACCTGCAGAACATTGTGCCCCGCCGCCTGATACTCCTCCCGTTGTTGCTGTATCTGTACTCTGGAAATAAAAATAATTCAATGGATCACTAACTAGTCCCAATGAATCAATTTTTCCAACTGTGATTGTAAATCCTTGTGATCTTGAAATATCTGTAACTCCATCAAAAGATGGAACTGAATCAAATGAATCTTCTCTAGAAGGTGTACCGACTGTGTTAACTTGCGGCGGGCCTCTGAATCTTACAATGTTGCCAGTTGATCTTCCATGATTTTGTGAAAATACATTTATATAAGTGTTACCAGCATATTTAATTGTTGAAAAAGGATTAGGTGTTAATTCAATAATTACCGGTGGTTCAATTCTATCTGGATGTGCATATCTTAAACCCTGTGGATCAGCTGTAGTTGGTTTTGGTTCTAATTGAGGTTGTTTTGGTTCGTATTCAGAAATATGTACCCATGATCCATTCCACTCTTGAACCATTTCTTGATATGGAAATCTCTGACCAGATCGGTCAGAAATCATATATGAATATTTTCCTCTAGATAGATTAGACATTTGGATAATAAGTTTTTGGAGTTATAAATGAACTTGAAGAAGATCCATCAGTTTCTAATGCTCTTTTTAATTCATCTTCGTATAATAATTTTAATCCTTCTGTTCTTTGTGGAGCAAGTTTAAGTGATACATAATAAGCAAGTCCCGCGCACATGCATGGAACAAATCTATATGGAACATCTGTTGCATTTGTATAAGCTCCAACATCTTGAATTCTTTTTGCATAGTAATATTGAATCACATTATTTACCTGATCTGTTCCTGGAGTTAGATATAAAGTGATTGTAATTTTATCTATAAATCTTTGAACGTAATATTGTGTAGGTTGACCTGTTGCAAATTTAGAAGATAGTCCGCTATATGCTGATCTATTAATTTTTGTAAGTGGAAAATCAACAACAGGAACTTGTTCTGTGTTTCTATAAACCATTTCTAAAATATCATCTGGTCCGTAAGTAATAGAATTGTAATCATACACAGCGGTATTATCTGCATGAATTGCAGCAGTTGTACCATTAGCACCACGAGTACATCCTGTAATAGTCATGGAATCTGTATCTGTACCAGTGTAAGTAATTTGCTCAGTTCCAATTAATAAAGTACCTGTTTCTGGAAATTGCCAAACTGAATCTAATGTGATTGTTGTAGCAGATGCTGTAATTGCGCCATCTAAATAACTAAATGTACCATCTGAAGTTCCATCAGCAGCGGATCTATAAATTGTATAAGTGCTTTGATTGTTTACCATGGAAATAGTATTACTTGCTACTTCCCAATAATGAAGACCTCTGTTGGCCCACTCTTGAAACATGATATTTAGAGATCTTCTTGTAGATTCTAAATCTTGTCCAGTTCTTGGAGCGGACATACCAATTCTTTCGTAAGCCTCTTCTATAATTTTATCTATATAAAAGGTCTTTT